ACATCTAATATCAGCAATTGTTTTCTTTGTGTTGTTGGTAGGAGTGCGGTCTTTTATCAAAAATGAGTATAGGCTCATATTGACTGTCGGCCCCAAGCATGCGTTATGGTGTGACACTAATGCTACTTGGCACAACCTTGTTGCCAAGCCTGTTACTTGGGTCGTTTCATCATTTGACCTAGATGATGATCGTTTGCTTGGGCAGTTCCAGTCCAAGCTGCTAATGGTGTTGGTCCCTGATAGCACCTTTAGCAATTATTATGAGCTAACCAGCATGGTCTGGTCTCGCTTAATTGTCATTCTTCATGATCAATTGTTGCCCGGTCCCAAAGTATGGCTGCTGATTGTGTTGTGGAGTTGCAACTTTTTCTTGGCTTTATATTTTAAGCCACTGAAGCGCGTTGCAAGTTTGTTGAGATACTACGTGCTTTTGGTTGTTGCAGTGTTCTCTCTAAATCCAGGGAGCATCATTTTTGCAATTGGTGTGCTGTGGAGTTGTTTCACTGTTGTTGTGTCTCTTTTCTCCACAGAATTTGTTGAACTTGTAAGTTGGCAATTAACAGCTGTCGCTGTTGATTTTGCCAACCTGCTTGTTGAATGGAATTTTGTTTCGCGAAAATACATGAACCGCTCTGGCTTCAAACCTTCCTCAAACAGCAGTGGTTTTGTGTCAGTTATGCGGAACACTGTTTCAAAGCTTGCAATTGTGGTCAGCGATTTGGGGTTGCCTTCTTATGTCTTAGGAGGCAATCATAGTTATGACGCTGAACATGTTCAGGCCACGCTCGACATTATGAAGGAGGCTGGATGGCCTATTAATGTTGAGTTGGCTGACCCGTCACGGTTTGCTTCCTCCTCACAATATGCATCTTGGCTTGTTTCAGGCACATCTTGGCAACAAGGCATACACAATCGGAAGATGTATGTTGACCGTCACTTGGACCCACTCCGTGTGAAGGCTGTTGAGTGGAGGAGAACGGAAGAGTACAGGTCTTACACCAATGAGCAAGAGTCCATAGCACGTTATTTCAAGAGTCCTAGATACAATTACCCTGATCTTGATGTGGAGGATGTCTGGTTCTTGCTTGGTGACATATTTAGGAACTCTAGAATAACTCCAATGAATTATGTAATCAAGATGTGGGAGAAGAAATATGCTTTGGGGTCCTTTATGGTGGACCCAAATAACCCCAAGAAAAAGTATTCTCGATGGAAATTTATTTCTACTATAGGGTACAAAAATTTCAAAAATTTGTGGCGTAGGACTTTCGAATTAGCTCCTCTACTGGCTCCTGTCGCGCATGTTTCCGTCAAAGATGAGGCGTTGCCAGCAAAGAAGTTCTTGGCTGACAAAGTGCGCACAGTTGTTGGCTCCCCATTGGGACAATATATTATGTCTACTGTGTGGAACTATTCTCCGAATCACAATTTTCGGTGGGTTACCACTCCTATAAAGGTTGGGATGCCCTTAAATGGTTTCTGGATGAATGAAGTTTATTCAAATCATTCCCGTTGCCAGATCCACTATGCTGGTGACATGAGTGAATTTGACTCCACATTGAGTGGTAATGTTTTGTCACTCATTGCAGCTGTTCGAAAGAAGGGCTTTGAGCACCATAAGGATAGAGACCGTATAGCCACTCTGATAGACATCAATTATGAACAGGTCTCACGCCAGTTGTTAAACACCACTTCAAC